TGCTTGATAGACTGAGACATGTTGATCTCGTCAAAGCCCAACACACCAGTGCCCATCATGCCGTTCTTGAATTGCTTGCTGATAGTGTCTGTAGGATTGAACAGACCTTTCATGCCTTCAACCAAGCCAGCGTTAGCAGCAGGGTTCACGGTAGCGTAACGTGGAGACATCACGGCTGCGTTCTCGTTCAGCTTCTGCTGGGCTTGGAGCAAGACCAAAGAAGTAGAAGGAGTGGTGCCAGGTGTACCAACAGTGTTACCAATGCTCAAATATGAGTTGGCAACGTCAGCATCAATAGAAGATGCCAACTGGCTGATACGAGGCTTCAACACACGCTCAGCGAAGTCATCCAATTGCATGGTCAATTCAGCAGATGTGAAGTTGACGCCGATGTGCTTTTGGCTGGCAACGGTCAAGGTTGTGTACTGCTCGTTGTCGTCTTGAACTTGCAGGGCGGCGCCGTCAGTCACCAGAGCGCGGTCGGGCAAACGGATACGGAGGGTTGAACCAATCTTAGCACCTTCAACAGCAAAGCTGTCGTCGTACTGGCGGTTCACGTTACGTGTCAAAACGAGGTTGTTTTCCAAGATTTCCAGCGATTTGCGGGTAATCATGTCAATCGTCAAAATACTATTAGACATGGTAGTCCTTTCAAAAAAGTCAAAGTTTTAGCGGGTCTGTGCTTGCAACTTCTTAATCTGTCTTGCACGTTCAGCTTCAATCCACTGCGAGGCCGTCATGCTCTTAACAGAGCGAGGGTCTGTAGTGTCTAAAACTGCTGCTCCAGCGGAGCGTGCAGTAACAGGAGAAATCGGCGCAGGCGCAGATGTAGTTTTCTTTATTGGGGGCGATGATGCCAATTTGGCTTCAATTTTCCCAATTTCCTTCGCCTGACCGAGCGGCGTCATGCGTGAGATACGATCTGCTTCTTTTGGATTTGAGCCAAGGTAGTACGCTAACTCAGGCCCAATGTCCGAAGACTGGATCGTTTCGGCCATCACGTTTGTAATTGGTAGCTTGGGGTTGTAGGCGACTTGTTCAAAGTCGTCGTACTTAGTCCTAGCTTCTTCTTCCAAGTCGTGATAACTCTCAAGAACTTGCGACTGCTGCTTTGCCGCTTCACGTTTGGCCAATAGTTCTTCAGCTTTCTGATAGGCCAGTGCTTCCGCATAGGCTTCAGGGCTTTCAAACTGGTCAACGGATGCTGACGGAGCTGCTTTTACGATTTGCGTTTCGGCAGATCGTTGTTGCTGTTCTCTTTCCCACTTACGTTGCTCTCTTGCGAGGCGTTTGCCAATAGCAGCGTCAAGTTCCTCTTGCGAGAATGTCTTGGCAGGCTGTGTCTCAGCTACTTCCGGCGTACTTTCAGCAACTTCAGGTGTGGCCGTCACATCCGTGGTTGGCGCGGAGTCTACTTCCGCTAGGGCTTGGACTTCTTCAGTCATTTTTTATGAATCCTAAGATTCCTCGGTCTACTGGGCCGATACAGTTGTTTTAATCTTACACCAGATTACTCTGGCTGTGCAACTTCTGCCCACGGTAAAGCGGGTTCAGATTGTTTTTGTGCTAACTGGCGTGTGATCTGGTCAGCAACTTGTGCTTCGCCTTCGTCTTTAAGAAGTTTGGTAATTGATTGCTCAACATCGCCGCGATCAGTCCAAGTAATGACTTCAGGTTCAAAGCACCAGTCAAGCACTTGTTGTTCAGTCAATTGCTCGTAGGGAATAAAAGAACTTCCACGTGTCAGTTGACGAACGTAAGCGGCGGAGGCAGATAACTTGCTATCTTCATCAATAGCTGTTACTACCAAATCAACTTTGACAACTAAATTGTCTTCAGCAACTTGTAACTTTTGAATTGTCCATTTGAAGTCCATGATGTTTCCTTTGAGATTATTTAGCAGTCCAACCAGTGTTTCCACTACCAGAAGTTTTTACATAAAGCGTTGTGCTAGTGCTTCCCGCTGTATTTGTGTATAACGAACCAATTGGTGCAGTAATAACACCTTCGGGCGATCCGCTACCAGATCGAATTGTGACTGTTCCAAATGTAATAGGATTTGGAAAAGTTACATTGCCAAACATAGTTTGATTGACTAATGTAATGTCATTGCAAAGCTGTGCTGGCGCATCATAAATGCTAATGGTTTTTACGACATCGCCAAAACCAATTGTGGCAGTTCTTATAGTACCGCTAAGTGAATACAAGCGTAAACCAGTATTACCGAAGCCCATTAAACTGTTGCAATCACCTGAGACAATAATTTCGTACCAATTTACGTTGCCTCTATTGCCTGGGCCTGATGAACTAGCACCTTTTGTTCCAATGTTGTTATTGGAGACGGTAAGGCCGCCAGTTGAACTTCCGCAATTTACAAAATGACCGTCATTGTCTTCAATGTAATTTCCATCAATTACAACACCATTCATAAATGCGGCATCGACAACATTATTAAGATTTCCTTCCAATACGCTGTCACGCAAAGTAAAGACATTCATGTTGCCACCGCAGTAAAACACTTGGCCTTTAATGCCTTCAAATAAAGATTGATCTACATGAACATCCAAATAAGAATAACAATTAAACCATTTGCCAGGGCAACTACGAACAAATGTGTTGCTGATATAAAGACTTTGAACATAAGCAGTTGATGCACTGCCATCATTTAACCTGATGTAATTAAAGAAACAACCTTTAATTTGTGTTCTTACATAACGATGCACTTGGATGGCATAGCAAGCTATAGTCCCGCCATCATCCACGCCTTGAAAAGTTAAATTTTCAAACGATACTTGATTGGAAAGTTGGGTTGCGTAAAACGCATTTGTAGTGCTAAAAATAGACGTTGCGGTGGTAACAACAAAACCGCCAACAACACCATCGCCAATGATCCTAAAAAATCCTGTTTGATTGGATGGCCTATCAATGGTCAAGGGTGCTGTAATTTTGCACATTCCAGACACACGCAATTGAGGAATTAAACTTTGCCCATTGACCAAAGGTGTAGTGGTAGACAAACAATAGTCAATCGCAGCTTGCACTGCGGCAGTGTCATCTGTAACGCCATCCCCAACCGCACCAAAGTCTTTTGTATTAACGGCAGCCCCGTTAATCATTGCATAGCTTGCTTTTGTAAGAGACATGATAGACCTTTAAACTTGATACGAAAACGAAAAATGAAGTTCCGTATATGCACCAAAATTTGCGTTAGTTAAAGCTGCACCAGCACCACTCTGTAATATCATTGTTGTTGTATTTGGAGAAACGTAAAAAGTTGCGCTAGTTGCTAAAAGTAAAGGTGTTACATTCATTCCACCACCAAAACTTACACCAGTTGTTAATGATGTAAAAGGTAATCCAGTAATAGTAGCTGCGCCAGTTGCGCTACCAACTGTCAAAATACCAATCCCGCCTGTAACAGTAACAAGATTTCCAACACGGGTATATTTTCCATAAATACCAGCATTGCCATAAAAAACCCAACCAGTATTAGCACCACCAAATTTAAGAGATGGTGTCCAAGTACCTTCTTCATACCAGTTTAGCAACTGGCTTGTCATTCCCGCTGCGGGGGTGTTGGCGGTAAAGTTAAAACCTTTAGCGGCTGTGCCTTGAATGATGTTGCCTTTACGAACAGTCGCATCGCCAGCGTTGCCGTCAATCGAAACGGCTGAATAAGCTACATCTGCGCCGCCCAAACCAGATACAAACAAATTTAAATCTGTTGTGTTGTTAGTGCCGCCGCCAGATGAAAAAATACCCGCGCCTTGTCGTGCATCAGACTGAGGAAATGAGCGAAGCAAGACGCCCATTGAGGCATCTGTTGAGTATTGAGGATTGGTAAACGTCAAAAGGTTTTGTGATGTACGATCTACAGCATCAAGACTTTGACGGCTTGCAACAGCATCAATAACAACATTAAGTTTCTTTGATGGTGACGCTGTTCCCACGCCTGCACGATGATTAGTTGAATCAACAACCAATGTTGTTGTGTCAGCAGTTAAGCTCAACATATCAACCGCACGACCAGAAGTTAAGTTAGCTACTGGAACTTTTACTGTTGTTCCGCTTTGAACAATTGGAAGAACCTCAGTACCCGCTAGTGGGGTGGTTGCGCTAGTTAGCGCAGAAATTTTCTTGTCAGCCATTTAAAATCTCCAGTTAACTTACCACACCGATAACGATGTAATTAAAACCCATGTTCAACCCTGATGCTGTAACAGCAGATCCAGTATTTAATTGAAAATAAGTTGTTGTAGATGCAACACTCATTTTATTGTCAACAAACTTAGCGCCGCCATCTGTTGATGCTGGAGTAACAATAACAATTGGCGCATAAATATACGCTTTGTTGAAAGTCAATTTAAAAATAGGCGACAAACTTGTTGCGCCAGTTGTCGTTACTGTAACTTGACCAGCAGTGTCAGTTGATCTTGCCGCCAATGCAATTGACGCATTTGCAGGGCTACCAACAAGCGTTGCAACAGGTGCTGTACTTTTTTGCTGTGAATAAATGTGCGTGTCGCTAGTTACTTGGCCAAGACTTGAGTATGAAACCAAATAACCACTTGAGGGATCATATTCAACAGCATTTACAGTCCCAGATAAAGTTTTGTATTGCGCAAGTGGATCACCAGCACCATTACCTCGGTTGTTAAAGTAATAAACTTCAGCGTTAGCCGCTTGAAGAAAATTGTTTACGCCATTAAGGTTTTGAACACTTGATCTTTGGCAATAACCTAAGTTAATGTCAAATCCAAGAGTGGGCGGTGATGTTACTCGATGAAGTTGGCAACCATTGATGTTTACTGTAGAAAACCCATACGCAGATGTGTCGCTACTGGTGATAAAAATGATTCCGTTTGTGCCTGGTGTTGTCGCATCTAACTCAAAATAACAATCAATGATTGCATACTTTGTTTGTGGCGATGTGCTGTAAATTGAAGTTAAAGCGTTGTATTCGAAAGAACAGTTGTTAAATGTAATTTGGTCAACTTGGCTTAGAGTACATTCATTGAAGAATCCAATGTATGAATCCCTCATTTTTGTATTTTCACTAAATGTTGTGGCTGTTACATTTCCACCAGCAGGAATGTGAACGCTATAAGTACAACCATTTAGAGTGCTGTTGCCACGAACATTTACCCAAAAGCAAGTGTTCATCAAAATGGCGGCTGCGCCTGTTGCTAAGAAGTTGTGGATGTAGCAATTTACAACTTCAACGCCCGTAACATAATAATACGGGCTTACAGAACCCAATACCAAACCATTTGTGTTTTGAGTGCCTGGTGTAACGCTATTACCAACAAATTCAATGTCACTAAGTGTAAAACCACTTACATTTGCGCTTTTACCTACCCACAATGCGTCGACCGCGCCTGGCGCAAAGTTTAAAACAGTGCCATGAATGGATGAATTGCCATACAAATACAAACCGTTGACATTGACTTCTAAGCCAGGATCAACGCTGTAAGTTGCGTCAGGAAAAAAGATCCGCGTTGCGCCGCTGTTGATGGCAGCTTGAATGGCTGTTTTGTTTTGTGCAGATGTGGCAGTTGAACTCGCGCCAAAATCGTTAACACTGACAGTCTGACGCAACTTGGCTTGAACATTGGTAGTCGCGGCTCCAGTGCCAGCAGGGTTGTACGCTACTTGCGAAGCATTGACAGCGCCAGCACCTTGTTGCTGAGTTGAAGTGAACTTAACCACCGCGCCAACATGAAGACCGTTGGTAAACGTCACGGATGTGGAACTTGTTTCGGTGTAGGCGTATTGAGCGCCGGGGCCGTACTGGTTAACACCGTCAACAAACACCGACAAACTATTAGTACCAACTTGGTAGCTAATTGACAGATTAAACACCGTTTGGCCAGCCGTAGCTGTGACAATCTGCTGTTGATTGGTATACGCTACCGAATTAGAGTTAATACCAGTAATGTTATCGTATGTGGCAATTAATACGTCGTTTGTATCTTTTAAAACAAATTTGTAATTAATGCCGTCAGTCAACCAAATCTCGCCGCTATTAGGTACGCGGCCAGCAGCATCTAAAACAATTGGATTTGGTTGTGTAACAGAACCGTTGGACGATGTGTATGTCACTGCGGGTGTGGTTGTGCCAGCCGCGTAGGTATAAATCTTACCGCCAGTCAGAACTGCGCCGGTATTAGTGAAGAACTGGGCCGCAACGCCGCCCACGGGGGAAAGATTGACGGCCATTTAGGTCACTCCAAAAGAATTTGTCCACCGTCCTCTTGGACGAGGTTGTCACCATTTTCGCACAGCAAATTGCCCACTGAAGCACCACTGTCGAGTGTGCCTGAAAACAGCGAGACAATACCGGCTAAGCCAATAGCCACCGAATTGCGAAGGGCGACACCAAAGCTCATTGCTTATTGATTGGTTTGCAGTACGCAGTGCCGTCGCTGCTGCCAATCCGCAGCACACTGACGCGCCAAGGCGCGCCACTTGTGCTAAGTGTCAGAACAAAAGGAATTGGCGTGTAAGCAGGGATTGGTGTGCTGGCGCTGGTAGCAACAGCACCAACACCCACTTCAACGTAGCAAGGCACTTCGCACCAAACCAAAACGCCTTGAGGGCCAGCGTTCCATGCAGTTGTGTTGCCTGCACTTGCGCCAGCAGTTGCGGTGTAAGCGGGAAAATCCGCTTTGCTCATCGGGTTAAGTAGTTCCATCATGTTTCCTTATGCCAAGAATTTGAGCTTGTACAGCGTGCGCAGATAAATTTCAATGATATTGTCGATCAATTGTTGCAAGGACATATCGGTCTTGTCAACCACTTCATATCTGGCGTCTTCGATCTGTTTGAGCGAGTCTTCCAAGAATTCAATGATGTTGGTTGTCTTCTTTGCAGAGTGTAGCGTAATTGGGCCAATCAGACCATGCCGACCTTGATAACTTTCAGCAAAATCGTCAGCCGCGTCAATGATGCGGTCATAGAAAATGTTGAGCGCCGTGTGTTTGCTAAAACTGCGGGTATTCAGGTGAACACTGTGCGTAACATCACGGGCTAGGAATAGGATTCCGATAAAGTCTGCGGCTTTCATTGTGGCATTCCCATCTGTTGTTCGGGTTGTGGAGCGTACTCAGCACTTTCAGGCATCATCTCATTAGGCTCGCGGCCAGGCATCTCGCCCACCAGATCACCGGATGTGATCATGCCGTGGACTGTGCCCATGACAATATCTTGGATCTGCTCGGGCGACATAGACGCCTGCACGGCCGCCAAACGCTTGGTTTCAGCGTCATAAGCCTTGACCTGAGCCTCAAAGTCCTTGCGCTCCATGTCCTGCATCTCAATTGATTTGCCGACATTCTGGATCATTGCGTGCATTTGCTCCATCTCAGCGCCCATGGCTTGAATCTGTTGCTGTGCTGCCTGCAATGCTGGATCGTTTTCACCGTCAGACAAGAACTTGGGATCAATAGTTTTCTGGAAGCGCTTGGCCATCTCTTGAGCGCCAGGCCAATCCATGTTCTTGACAAACAAGTCGCCAGCCACAGACCACAGTTGTGGGTTGCCCTGCAACAGCTGCGCCATTGCTTCAAGTGCTGCTTGGCGCTTGGTTGCATAGCCTGGGCCAGTTGTGGCCACCACATCGTACTTGCCAACGCCAGGGTTGTAGATCTTTTCAATGACGATGCCTTGCTCATTGACGATCTTGTTGACGGGTTGCGGCTGGTCAGGATTGATCTTGACCATTTTTGTTTCGCCGTCTTCACCAATAATTCGAGCGATGCGCTGTGTGTCGTAAATCTTGGGGATCAAGTCCACCAACTGACGAGCCACATGGCGCACGGCACGGGTCAGGTTGTCGCCGTAGTGGTAAGTACCTACGTCACCCTCACGCTGGCGAGCCAGAATAGCTTTACCAGAGCGCTCGTTGCTTCCCATGCCCAAAGAAGCGTTGTATTGGCCGGTTGTGGACTTGATGTCCTCAGAAGCACCAGATTTGGCTTGCAGCAGGCCCGTGGAAGCCATTGGCGGCTGTGCCCGTTGGGGTAGCGGCAAGACTGCGCCTTGGCCGTCTGTAACGTCAGGATTGACCTCCAAATAGGGCCAGTTGTTTGTGTTGGCTGTCTTCCACTTGTCTTCGTAGCCCTCGAACTGGCCGCCGTAGCCAATGAACGGAGCCTTGGGAGCCAAAGCCAGCATCTCAGCTTCCTGAGACACCCAGTAGTTGTACATGCGCTGGGCGTCTTTGGCGTTACGCACCAAACCAGACACATAAAGACGGCCATCGACCTCAAACTCGTTACCAACAACACGGATTACGGGAATCCATTTGCCAGCCCACTCTTTTTCTTCAAGAATTTCGTAACCGTTGATCTTGCAATACTTGACCCGTGGGCGCTCAGACATGCGATTTTTGACTGGTTTGCCAAACATGTCTCTGAGCATCTTGTCCTCGGGCGTGCCTTCAAAGGCCGACTGGTTGCCGGGGTACAAATTCAGAGTCGTTTTGTCGTAGTCAATGTAGTAGTAGCCAGCGATGCGAACTGTGTCCTCGTTAAGCCAGTTGCTGATTGACTGATCGCCTACACCGAGGGACTGGAGCGTAGAAATAGGCGCAGCATCGGGGTACTGGCGCTCGTATTCTGCTTTGGTCAGGTCTTCGGTGATGAAACACCATTTGGCGTCTGCGCCAGTTGGGTCTTGAATCAGAGGATCCATGTAGACCGAGAAACTATTGCGGATACGGCCAATTTTGATGTCTTGATCGAATGTGTTTTCGTCGCAGTACTCGGTGTACAGCGTGATGTAACCTTCACCATAGGACACCTGATTCTCGCAGGCCGTGTCGTATGCCACGTCAGCGTCAGAGATATACTCAATATGGCGAATCATGCCGTTGAAGATGTCGGCCACTTCCACATCGGCGTTGTCATCGACTGGAATGACCTTGGCGCCTGGGCGGTTCTGTCGCATGTCATTCGTCACTTGACGAACGTGCTGCGGCAGTTTGTTAATCGTTAATGTCGGGCGTGCGTTGATCGTCTGACCTTGCACCGCACCGCGAGTGGCCAGTACGTCAGCAGGCCATTGCCAATGGTTGTCGGGTGAGCCTGCGTAGAAGCGCAGATCGTCAATTTCGTCTTCGCGTGATTCTGCTAAAGCAGAGACGGCCATGTCCAGTCGCGCACGGGCGACTGTCAATATATCTGAAGCACTTTTTGCAGGCTTACCGCCAGCCGCCACGTTAGCCGCTGCAACAATACCAGTAGGATCAGTCATTCCAAAACCCCTAAAATGTGAGGCTCACGCATGACAACATAATCTGTGTTCTCATACTTAAATTCTTGCCCTACGTCGAAGTATACATGGTCGCCAACTTTGATGTCTAGGCATTTTGGGCCAATAGCGATGGCAATACCAGTGCCTAGCTTCTCGCCCGGCGGCAAAACAAACATCGCGTGCTTCTCAACGTCGCGCTCAATGATGATGCAGTCTTGCAGTGCTTTCATTTTGTACCAAAGATTTGACTATCCGTCAAACCCATGTCCTTAGCTGATTGAACAATTTGCATATATTTGTGTGCGCCCATATCTTCTGGCCGTTGAGTCATTAATTCTCTAACCACTGGCAAAGCAAGAGGGTTATCTTTCCAACCCCTTGTGCCAGGGCCAACTGCATCGTTATACGCAGATACTAATGAAAAGCCAGCTTTAGGATCAGGATTGTACCCATCGTCTAGCCCTTGATGAGTTACCCTAAACGCGCCCGCCTTTAATAATTCATCAAAATTTAAAGGCTGATAATCAACTTTTAACTTTTTGTTGTCGCTTGTTAAATTTGCGTATTTGCTAAAGTCCGTAATAGCCGCATAAGCTGGCGTTACACCCAACATATTTATGGACACGGGGGCTAATGCGTTTATAGGCATTATTTTTTCTTGGCCATTGGTGCTGGTTTTGCAGCAGCGCGCTTGACGGAGTAAGCAATCGCCACAGCCTGCTTGACAGGAGCGCCAGCGGCAATTTCTGCTTTCACATTTTTGCGGAAGGCTTCGGGAGACTTTGATTTAACCAGTGGCATATCAGTCCTTATGAGGCAGTGTGGAAAATGGCGTAATTTAAATGCAACGCCTCAGAATAAGCATTGTTTGTGATGTTTTTAATCACCACGGTAAACGAACCATCTGCGATGGCCGCAATAAACACATTGTATGCACCCACAGTGCCGCCTGAAGCCACGCTGATCACCACAACATCTTTGGTGCTAACAGTGCTGCAAGTTACTACAAACACAGCGTTAGCGCTAGGCGCCAATTGAGCGTTGGCCGTAACAATTTGACCAGAAGGCGTGTTAATTGTCACGCCAGTGGTTTTGTTATTTTGTTGCGTTACGGTGTCGTAAGCACCTGACGCATAACCAATCGTGCCTGTGCAAGCAATGGTAGTGGCTTGGACAATATCCGCGCCGATAATATTTTGATCTTCGTACGCTACGCCAATTGGTTTACGGTTTGCCATTATTTACCTTTCTTGGCCGTCTTGGCCGACTGCTTGAACGCTTTGGCGGTGGGTGCGCCTTTATCGCCAGGGGAGCGCATCTTTTCCTTGGAGCCATGCGCGATACGCTCTTGTTTGGCGTGAATGTTGGCATAAAGCCCAGGTTTCGTTGCCATTATGATCCCATCCATGAAGTTGCAACTGCACCGCGGTCAGAATATGCGCGGGTTCTTTCCTTCGCAGTATATTCCCTATGAGCCACAGGAAACGCAAATGTAACGCATATTGCGTCAGCTGCGTCAGGAGATGCAAGGCCACGGGCCTTCATGTCCTTCTTTGACTCCAAAAATATAGTGCCCCTCGAATCTGGCTTGATCATAGGCGAAACCAAATCAGTTTTCAAGAACCTATCTTTAGGAATGCTGGCAGAGCGCAGCCATTCTTTCATTTTTCCCCACATCTCTGCGCGTTTATTGCCATACATGATCGGATTTGCCGACTTATTGCCAAAATTAACACCCTTGATCTTGTAGCGCTGCTCTTTGAGGCGGTCAACAATGCCAGCGCCAAGCCCACCTTCGTCAATGACCACTAGGGCTGGGCTGAATTCCTCAATGGCCTCAATGATGTGGCCAACAACCGTCATGGTGTCATCACCTCGATGGCGGTCAATGCGCACAATGTCACGTCCTTGTCTGATAGCAATGACGGTGGCGTCAGCGCCAAAGCGTGCAGGGTCAACACCAATGATGATTGGCGCTGTCTGATCCTTGTATTTCGGCCTGCTCATGGCCTCATCCACAATGTCAGCCGGAATAAACTGGTCATCACCCTCAGATGGGAACATGCCATAGACCTCAACGTGTGCCTGGCTTGAGTCTGGGCCGTATTCGTCAATGATGTTTTGGTAGACTTGTTTGTCTGTGCCTTCCACTGTGCGTGCGTCCACCACCTTGTTGCTCCAAAAGTCGCGCTTGGAGTTAAAGCATTCATAAAAGTAGCCAGTGTTGCGGCGTGGATTGGAAAAAGCCAGCCAAAGGCGGTTCGGTGTGTTCTCGGTAAAGAAACCAGCCGTCACAGCCCAAATCGAGTCGTCAATACCGCTGGCCTCATCAAAAATCACCATCACACCATCAAAGTTGTGGACACCCGCATAAGCATCTGGGTTTTCTGCGCTCCAAAGGCGGCCTTCAACAGCCCAATACCGTGTGCCTTTTTTCAGGTCTTTCTCAACCAGTTCAGTGAGCCATGCCGCAGGCGTGATCTTGGTGGCCGCAACCTCAAACCAGTGACTGTTGATGCTCATGGCCAACCACTTTGTGATCTCGGCCCATGTGACTGCACGCAGCTGGGCTTCTGAGTTGGCCGAAATGATTGTTGTTGAGCCTATGCGGGTAGACAACATCCAGATGGTTAGCCAGGACACGAGGGCAGACTTGCCAATACCACGGCCAGAACTGACGGCGTGCCGAAGGGTTTCAAAGTCTATGCGGCCTTGTTGGCGCTTGATGTGGGTGGCAATTTCGCGCAAGACTTCGCGCTGCCATTTGCGTGGGCCTTTGAAGTTCGCCAAAGGCGTGTTCTCTTGGCCCCAAGGGAAAGCAAACAGCACAAACGCCTCTGGGTCATCGGCAATCGCCGGTGTCCACAGAGTGGCCATCAACTCTTGTTCGTCTTCGGGCTTGTAGATTGTGGTTTGCATTGGGGGGGATAGTAATTGATTTTTTGAAAAAATAAAAATAAAAAATGTTCGCGGGGGTAGCCTTTCCCTCGGCCCTTTGCGCCGGCCCTACCCCCCTGCCCTCGGCCAGTTGGGCAGGGTCATGGGCGTTGTCCACAGGTACTTTTCCACAGTTGTCCACATTTGTCTGTTCATAACTCAAACTGTAATGTTTTGGTTCTATTTTTTCTGTGGATAACTCAGGGTCAACTTAACATAATGGTCATTGTATAAAGCGGACGATGCTTTTCTTGTTGTTTGGCTTTCTTTTCGTTGCGTTTACGCAACGCTGGCCGCGCGCGTGCGTAGTTGCAGAAAATCTTTGCGAAAAGCGCCCAACCCTTCCCAATTACGCCTCTTTAACCTCTGCATCAACAACATTGCTGTCGTCCTTCAACACGCGTTGCTTGGCTTCTTTCAAGGCATCCATCACGCTGATTCGATTGTCTGTAACGGCCACATCAATGCGATCACCGTAGACCTTGGGCTTGAGCTTTGAAGCTACCCACTTACGCGCATCGACTTGCATCCGCTTCTGTTGTACCCAAGCGCTCGCCAACGGGCCTTCTAAGCCTTCTGGCATCTGTTCGTCCGCCAGTTCAAGGATTTCCTCAGCTAAGCGATCTGCGCGATTCTCAATGGCCTTTTCGTACATCCCACGAAACTCTGGGTTGTTCTTAATCATTAGCATCACGCAATGGTACGAAGGCATCCCTTCTGCCTTAATCGCCGTGCTTAAACTTTTGCCAATAGATATTTGCTCGCAAATGGTTTTCCAACACGGATTATCAATACCAAACACGACGGGCCGGCCGCCAGGGTGCTTTTGCACCGCCAAGTTATCAGTCACTTGTAAACTCCTAAAAAAATGTAAAGGCTTCGATTTGGGTTTTGACCAGTTGCGGGAGAAAGCCAGAAAATCCGCAAATCACCATCCTCGAGCGCTGGCTTAACAGCCTTCACGAAAAGTGCGGCAACTGCATGTAGCGCACGCCATCATGTTATCACCTCGATCTCAACCTTGTACACCTTCGGCCCACCAGACCTTTGGTTGTACTGCCACTCAATCATGCTGCTCCCATCATCAACGCCAAGCCAGTCAGCCACCCCGTCTCTTACCGCTTTGAACCCAGACTGCAAGTTGTCGCCGTCTAGCTTTCTTGGAGCCACCCTGGTCAACACCACGGTCACTGGCAATATCTCAACGCCATAGGACTGTGCAACAGCTGCCAAGGCCATCCTTGTCTTTTGCCGCTGGGTTTTAGTCAACCTTGCTTTGGCCGCCCAATGCAACCTCATGTTGGCCACTGACACGATCTTCATGTCCATTTCTACTTCAATCACAGACTCTCCCCAATCCTGTCAAAACCAACCCAAAAACCGCCGGCATGTACCGAAACCCTTTTTGTACCGAACCTGAACGTGTCTATAGACACGTTCGGTACGTTTCGGTACACCACAGGGGGTTTGCATCGGTACAAATCGGTACGTTTCGGTACATTTCGGTACACGCATCGGTACATCAAGCCTCTGTACCGACTGTACCGGTTTCGGTACATTTCGGTACAGTTCGGTACATGTCTGAATTCTCCAAAGCCATGTTTTTCTTGACCAATGCTTCCACGCATTCTTTGAATCGCCGAGCATTCAGGCCATGCTCTTTGGCCGAGTCACGCCACTCGTCATAGTCCACCATGGCCGCAAAACCTTCAATGCCGTCTGCTGCTCGCTTGGCTTCGATGGCCACCAAGCAGTTCAGCGCAATGCGCTGGTTGCCTGACAAGATCACCCGCTTTTGGATGTTGCCCATCAGGCCCGAAATGTCAACAGCCGTCAGGTACGCACCCTTGACCGCCAGACCGTGTTTGTCTTGAATTGGCAAGTCCACTTGGGTGATCTGAAAGTTCTTTGGCGCAGGCATCTCTGCATCCTTCATCTTCTTGGACTCAAACGCAATGGTCTTTGTCCCGCTATCCAACTGGCATCGATATTCCGCATCCAAGGCGCCCTTTAGGGCTGTGCTACCCCTTGACCTATCCTTGTCAGCCACGCCGGAGTGATGCACCACCAGAACGCAGCAGTTCCATGGTTGGCGCAAATAGGTGTCAAGGTGCTGAATGAACGCATTCATATCTTGGGTGCTGTTCTCGTCACCCCCATGGTTACGCGCCAAAGTGTCAATGATGATTAGGCTGGGCACTGTTCCGGCCTGCGCAGACAGCTCTTTGATGCTTTCGGCCACCACCGCAGCTTCAGTCGCGTCATACAACTGAGCCGCACGGTGACTTTTGTACAATGGCGCACCGTCTAAGCTCGTGCCGTTTCCAATCTGCCATGCCTTAAAACGTCTGGCCAAACCATTGTGGCCTTCACCGGCAATGTAGAACACTGAGCCTTGCTTAACCTCATGGCCATGCCAGGCACGGCCTGTGGCCACGCAGCAGGCAATGTCGATGCTGACGAAGGACTTACCGCCGCCTGGGTCACCAAACACTTGCGCCAGCGAGTCTGCCTCAATGTAGTCATCCACGATCCACTTGATTTGCGTGAGTTGCAGGCTGTCTGCCCGACTGAACTCAAACGCTAGTTTGTCCTTCATTGGGCCTGCCACGCGCTCGATCTGCTCTTTGACGGCATCCAATCCTTGCAGGCAGTGAAGGTCATTGAAGTCTGTAGGTTTGTTGTCCACCATGTCCGAATCTGAAAACGATGGGTACACAATCTCACCAAACACAAGCGCCGCAGCTGCTCTGCCCTTGGTGACGCCAGGGTTGCCCTCGGTGAACTGATCATTGTCTGCGCCGATCACTATTTTTGAGCCTGGGAACATCTCCTTGGCGCTCTTGGCCACCTTGGCCAGATTGCCACAATCAAATGCCACCAACACGGTGTAGCCAGTCGCCTCATGGATTGACGCGCATGTGGCAAAGCCCTCACCAATGAACACGATCTTACGGTTACCGCGCAGTTCGTAGAACCCGCCCTCGATCTTGCCGCCTTTGAGGAACCGCTTGTTGCCATCTGCATCAATGGTCTGGTAACTGAGGATTTCCCCTGCCTGGTTAATGACCGGCACAACTAGTCGCCCCGCCCGATCAATCTTGATCCCGTTGGCGCTGACATGCTTTCTGACAAGGTAAGGATGGTCATTGCTTGCATCTGCATACGTTCCCACCTCATCCTCTGCACGCTCAGCAGCCACGGCCTGAGATGCCAACCGATCAGCATCCTTCTTGGCTTTGACTTCTGCCACCCACTTGTCATGCTCAAAGCGCTCGGTGAACGACATGGCACGGCCAGTATCTGCAATCCATTTGCTCTCAAACACTGGTTCTTTCCAACAGCCGGCAATGCCTACTGGCACTTTGCCGCTGGTGTGCAAGATGTACCAGCCGTCAAGCGCACCCTTCTTGCTCGATACATGTGATACACGATGAATTTCACCGTCAGCAATGATCTGGTCTTTGATCAGCAAGCCAGCAGCCTCGCAATGACGGCGAAACGCTTCTTCTGGGTTTATTAGGTCTTGGCTTTCTGTTGCGGCCGCGAAGCCGTTGGGGAAAATAGAAGTTAAATTGCTCATGCTTTTGCCTCCACCAGCTCTGGCCAAATAGACTGCCAGCTGCCCTGGCACACCATCTTGCGAGTGAGCCGCCCATCGCTGGCCTGCTCCACTCTGACGGCCTCCCATGCTGACATCTCACGCCTGCCGGTGAGGCACTGGTAAAGATATTGCTCGTTTATGCCAACTTTTTCTGCCAGTTGTCGGCGCTCATCTGGGGGTATTTGTGTGTTCATAGGGCATCGACTCTAGCACATTGATAGAGTTTTTTAACAATAGGGAAAACACCTATGAAAATAATTCTAGCAAGGGGCTTGACAACATCTAGCAAACGGCTAGAATTCAAAGCGTGGCAAAGAAATGGTTCTCTGACCATCACGCCGAAAGGCCATAAAGGAAACAAAAATGAACGCAACTTACACAGCTTACCCTTGGAGTGACATGTACAACGCCGGTTACTCTTGCGATGGTCGTCCCTTCATCGCCGAACAATTTTATGTAATCATTGAAAACGAAGCTGGCCGTCGCTTCCGTCATCAAGCCATTTTCAATGGTACTCAGGAAGTTGTTTGTCCTGAGTCTGGCGAATCTTACTTTCCCGATTTGCGCCAACAAGCAATTTCTAAAGCGCATAAGTTGGCCGTTCGCGTTAACCAGGCACTCAAAGCCGGCAAATCTTTGTCACCCACATTTTGGGACGAAATCGATCCAGCTTACGGTTCTGACGAGTATGTCGATCAAGGCACAGAAGCCAAGCGCTTGTTCGCCGAGAAAACCGCAGCCTAATCCACAACACGGGGCCTCGGCCCCCGAAAGCACAACATGAAACACAGCAAATACTTTCACTACCCCGAAGTCAAGAACGCCAAGCTCAACAGCCGTGGCGAAGCCATCATGGACTTGCTGGCCGTTCTGGCCATCGGTGTTGGCATGGCCGTCCTACTGGTTGCATGGTGGTCAACATGAACTGGCCATTCCCACCATTTCCAAACCCCAAGCACAAAGACCCACGCCAACCCAAGTTCAACCCTGACAACTTTGAGGATGCACCGATATGAGCAACATGGAAGCATTTAACAAGATCATGTCTGAGATTGGCAAGCAACTAAACGAAGATACCATCACCGTTATTAAAGCCGCACTAGAAGCGCCACAGCGCACATGGGTAGGGCTGACGGCCGACGAATATGTGGAATTAGCCGAAGAATATGGGCCGTTTCCAATTAATCAAATTGAAGCCAAACTCAAGGAGAAGAACACATGACACTCACACCCAAACAAGAAAATAAAATGCTTGAAGCGTTTTACCGCAACCATTGGACAAAACTAATTCGTGGTGTTCGCGTTGAAGGTGACATCGTGGTTATCACAGTTAAGGGAGGCAATGATGAAGCCCGTTGCCTATGTGGTGAACTCATCAATGAGATGGAGGTACGCCATGGCAATGATTGATATTGAATCCTTGCTAATTGGTATTGGCGTTGGGATTTTTGCAGTAGTTTGCGTTCGTATCGTTGATTACATTTTTGCCAAACTCAAGGAGAAGAACATATGAAACCCACACCCGCCTGCCCCAACGGCCTTACTCAGTACGAATGCGAAGTCGAAGGTGTCGATCTGGTTTGCTTTTTGGAGTACACGCCAGAAGAAGAAGGCTCACGCGACAGCTATGGCTTACTTAATGAGCCTGGCACATCCGAGAATCTGGAATTGGTCAACGCCTATGTTAAAGGCACAGACGTTGACATTGGCCATTTGCTCTTGCAATACCTTGTAGACCACATCACAACCACAGCACTTGAGGACTTTAAAAATGACGATTACTAATTTGGTAGAACAGCTGCGCCAAGCTAAATTAACTGAGAACGAAGCCAAGGCCGAACGCCTGCGCATCGAGGGCTTGATCACTGAGCAGTTTGCCAAGCCCGAAAGCAATGAAGGCACGCACAATGACGAAGACTTCAGCATCACTTGGAAGCTCAACCGTTCTGTTGATACTGACCGTTTGGCCGCTGACTATGACGATCTGCCTGACAACGCCCAGCGTGCATTCAGATGGAAGGCCGAGGTCAACTTGGCTTACCTTCGACAACTCTCCGAAATTGACCCTGCCGCCTACAACAAGGCTGCCGTGTTCATCACTAGCAAACCCGCAAAACCATCCATTGAACTGAAAGACTAACATGGCATTCGATCTATCCTCCATTTCCAAGACCAAACGTGTACGCTCACCCAAGATTGTTGTGGTTGGCCAAGGCAAGATTGGCAAGACAACCTTTGCGGCCATGGCGCCCAACGCCATTGGCATCTTGACCGAAGACGGCGCTGACGCTGTAGACGCAAACGCCTTCCCGCTGGCGTCCAGTCTGCCCGAGGTTTATGCGGCCATCGACACGCTGATCAACCAAGAGCATGACTTTCAGACGCTGTTCATTGACTCGCTTGATTGGCTCGAACCCATGATCCAAGAGTATGTGTGCAAGCAGAACAACTGGAAGAACATTGAGGCGCCTGGCTTCGGTAAAGGCTATGTGGCCGCCGCTGAAGAATGGCGCAACTTACTGTCTGGCCTTGAGGTCTTGCGCTCTGCCAAAGGCATGGGCATCATCTTGATTGCGCACGACAAGATCAAGCGCATTGAAGATCCATTGACCGAAGGCTATGACAGCCATGTTCTAAAGCTGCACGACAAGGCCGCTGGCTTGGTGCAAGAATGGGCTGATGTGATTGGCTATGCAGGCTACCGCATATTTACGAGCAAGACAGACGCAGGCTTCTCTAAGAAAGAAACCAAGGCCACTACGACTGGTGAGCGCATCTTGCACGTTGAACCACATCCGGCTCACTGCGGTGGCAACCGCTTTGGCCTTCAGAATATGCCGCTTGACTGGACGGCATTCCAAGCAGCGCTTACTCAGGCGCAGTCTTGATCACCCCAGTTCGTAACTTAACTTTTTAGGAAATTTATTATGGCTCAGTTTAATTTTGACGCATCCCAAGTCGCCCCCCAACAGTCATCAGGCCCACTGCCTGCCGGCACATACCTGGCACACATCACCGAGTCTGATGTGCAGCCATTAAAGTCTGGCAACGGTGAGGGTTTGAAGTTGACTTTTGAAATCATTGATGGCCAGTTCAAAGGCCGCAAGGTTTGGGAAAACCTGAACATTCGCCACAGCAACGAAGACACCCAGCGCATTGCACAAAGCCAGTTGTCTGCGCTTTGCCATGCCGTGAATGTGATCAAGTTGATGGACACTGCCGCCCTGCACTTCAAGCCAGTTCGCATCAGCGTGACTGTGCGTGAGGCACAAGGCCAGTACAAGGCCAGCAACAACATTAAGGGTTATGAGTCTGCCGGTGGTTTTAGCGCACCAGCTGCTGCACCAGCACCCGCTGCCGAGACGCCTGTATGGCCAACAGCCGAGCAAGAAGCCGCCAAGTCCAAAGCACCCGCTTGGGCACGGAAAGGCTGACATGGCTCTGCTACCACAATCAGTTACTGATCCTGTGGCCGATGCCATCTTTGCCTACTACAAGGCAAAGTATGGCGCGGAAGCGCAGCGTCCTTACCTTGGCGCTTCTGCCATTGGTAAGCCCTGCCTGCGCCAGCACTGGTACTCATTCAGATGGGCCAAGCCTGCCGAGTTTTCTGGCCGGCTTTACCGAGTCTTTCAGTCTGGCCATTTACAAGAGCCAAGGGTTTATCAAGATTTGGCAAGCATTGGCTGCACGGTTTACCAGATCAACCCAGCGACTGGCAAGCAGTGGTCATTCAGCGAACCATCGACTGGCCACCACTTCCAAGGCAATGCTGACGGCATCATTACTGGCTTGCCGCAAGCCCCTAAGTCTCCGCACATACTGGAGATAAAGACAGCATCTGACAAGATGTACAAAGAAATGCAAAAAAATGGCGTAAAGAAGGCCAAGCCCGAACACTACGCGCAGATGCAAATATACATGAAGTGGAGCATTGACCAGTTTGGCGAGGACGGATGCCGCAGAGCTTTGTACCTGGTGGTCAACAAAGACAATGACGACATCTATACTGAGCGCTTAGAGTTTGACGCTGACGAGGCGCAGAAGTTGGTTGACAAGGCCATGGCGGTGATCACCAGCGTTGAGCCACCAGTTGGCATATCGACTGATCCAACATGGTTTGAGTGCAAGTTCTGCGATTACCAGGCGATCTGCCACGGCACGGACGTACCGGCGCCCACTTGCCGGTCATGCGTCCACGCCACGCCAGAGATGGATGGCCAAGGCCGGTGGTCATGCGACAGCCACGGCATCGATCTGGCCACGGACGAACAGCGCTTGGGTTGCAGCCGTCATCGTTACATTCCCATCCTGTTATCCAAAACGGCCACGCCAGTTGACAGCACGCCTGACCATGGCGTTGTTTATCAGATGGCTGACGGTAAGCAGTTTGTCAATGGCGATCCAGAAATCAACCCAAACTACGTTAGTAGCGCTGAAATCCATGCCTGCAAAGATAAAGTCATGCTGACAGACGAACGGGCGCTTGAGCTGCGCAAACAACACAACGGAAGGTTCGTATGAACACGCCACCAATTGACCAAATCACCTTGCGTGATTACTTTGCCGCAGCCGCCTTGACTGGCTTGTTGGCCAATGGCGACAGAAAAAGCGCCGTAGAAAACGCTTACGCCATGGCTGACAAGATGCTTTTGGAGCGTGATGATGATCCTGCGTGAATATCAATCACGTGCAGTGTCTGACTTGTTTGCCTGGTGGACAAAGCACACCGAGGAGGCCGACATCCCTCTTTTGGTGTTGCCTACTGCCGCCGGCAAATCGGTGATCTGCGCTGAGATTGTGCGCCAGATGTGGGAGCAGTGGCCAGACTATCACCCGCGCACTGTGGTGCTGGTTCCATCCAAGGAACTGGCCGAGCAGAATGCGGCCAAGCTCAGAGCCTTACTGCCTCACACCATCAGCGTTGGCTTTGTGAGCGCCAGCCTGGGCACAAAAAAGTACAACGCCGATGTGATTGTGGCCACCATTGGCAGCATTCACAAGGCCGCGCACTTGCTTGGCAACATCAAGGCCGTGGTGATTGACGAGGCTCATCTAGTGAGCCAGAAGGCAGGCGATGCAGGCATGTACCGCACCTTTTTGTCTAAGCTCGGTGAGCTGTGCCAGTTCAGGACTGTGGGCATGACGGCCACGCCGTTCAGGGGCAATCAGGTCTGGTTGACTGACGGTGACGATCCATTGTTCACCGGCATTGCAAGCCGTGTGTCCATGGGTGAGCTGCTTGAGCAAAAGTTCATTGCGCCACTGGTTCCACCGACTGAAAGAATCAGCACCCGCATTGATGCCAGCCATGTTGGCATCTCCAACGGTGACTACAAAGTTGGCGAACTATCCCGCGAGGTTGAAAAATACCTTGCCAAAGTGGCCACAGAAGCCACTAGGATTGCCTCAGAGCGCAAGAAATGGATCGCCTTTACACCGAGTGTCGATAATGCTGAAAGCCTTGCAGACAAGCTAAACGCACTTGGCATCAGCAGTGCTGTTGTGTGCGGTGAAACACCAAAACAAGAGCGCGAAGACCTGATTCGCCAGTTTAAGAACCACCAGATTCACTGCCTGGTCACCGTGCTGGCGCTGTCAGTTGGTTTTGATGTGCCAGATGTGGACTGCATTGTCTGGTGCAGGCCAACAAAGTCGCCAGTGCTTTATGTGCAGGGCATGGGCCGAGGCACTCGAATTGCAGATGGCAAGACAGATTGCTTGGTGCTTGACTTTACCGACACGGTGGAGCGCTTGGGGCCGGTGGACACCATCCAAGGCAGGGCTAAGAAAAAATCAGGCACACAAGAGGCGCCTTACAGCATCTGCCCAGACTGCGGTGAGCGCAACTTGCCGGCAGCCATGGTGTGTGTGCATTGCGGTGGCACGATCAGGGAAGAAGAAGCCAAGCCGATGGATGCCAAGGTGTCGTATGCAGCGCTCTTGTCAAGCCAGACGGCCATGGCCGAGCTGGTGTGGCATGAAGTCACCAAGGTAGGTTATGCCATGCACAGAAAAGAAGGCAAGCCTGACAGCATGAGGGTTGACTATTACAGTGGCCTGCTGCGCGTGGCCAGTGAATGGATCTGCTTTAACCATGTTGGTTATCCTAAGCAGAAAGCACAAGACTGGTGGTTAAAGCGCGACAAGATGGTCATGCCGTCTGGCACTCAAATGGCGCTTGACTACTTGCAATCACGAAAAATCAGTGAGCCAGTCAGAATTGCAACCCGCAAAAATGGAAAATACACAGAGGTAAAAGATTATGAATTTGATAGAACTGAACGCAATCAAGAGACATCTGGATGGCCAGGTCAAACAGATCAGCAACATCGAAGTGAATTGCCTACATTGCAACAACTTCAGCACAGGCATTTGCAGACAATTTGAAGCCAAACCACCAGCAGAGTGGATACATGGCACAGTTGAGTGCGAACATTGGGAATGGGATCAAATACCTTTTTAGGAGACAAGCATGACTGATTGGACAAAAGAGGAAGACGAAGCCTTTAACGAGGTTGAAAAACAAAGCAACCTTGGCAAACAGATACTGCGTGACTTGGGGCAGCCGTATTACTTTGACGTGTATGTGTCGCCATCACAGCGCAATCAAGTGATTGAAGAATGCGCCCAAATGTGTGAGAAATTTGGATATGAAAATCATCACGGAATCATTACAGACCACATTGCAAAAGCCATCAGAGGAATGAAAACATAATGGAAATCTTAATCTACACCAAACGCAAATGCCCTAACTGCGTGACAGCCAAGATGATCTTGAGGGCTGAAAACATTAGGTATGTTGAGATTGACATTGAGTCAAACCCTGCATTGCTTAGTGATCTGCCAGAAAGCGCACGCCAGATGCCGCAGATTTTTATTGATGGCCAGCGCGTTGGCGGTCTGGCTGGCTTACATGAAGCACTTACAAAGACAAAAAATGCCACGCCCAAAACCACCTGAACCTTTACTCGGAAGACAGATCCGAATGTCAGACAGACACTGGATGATTTTGCAAGAACTTGGCGGCGCCGAATGGCTGCGCAATCAATTGGATAAAAAAGCCAAAATGCCTGCCAAGTATTACCGCCGCGAAATAGACGCGCCGTCAAAAAAAGAAATCAATGACTAACAAAAGCGGATGGCGTAAACGCCAAATTCAAATGCCAAAATTTGACATGTGGGAACGCGAAAGCCTGGTTGATTTTGCAGGCGAAGCGTATGTCAAACTGTGTGAGCAGGACGACATTATTCAGCAGTTGCAATGTGACCTTAAAACGGCCATTGAGGCTTACCGTGCCTTGACTATGCAAATGCCCGAGTCCCCGCCTTGTCAATGATCAGAGCTTGCTTGCGCGGTTCGGCGCCAGCGATGTTGGGCACGCTGATGTGTGTCCAGCGGTCAAACTCACGGATGATTTGGTCGTAGCCAATCCCTGAAGCAATAATTGCTCTGACAACTTCATCGGGGGTCATAGAGGGAACACGAATGTCAGCAGCACAGCCGATCCGATGCTGAGAGCTGTCTTTAGAACCCACAGCGTCATTGACTTGTTTAGACCTAAAAGCTGAATTGACCATGATAGGCTTGCCGCCCAATACTGTTTTGACTTCTTCAAGAAAGTTTGCCAGGCGTTTAATGTTCTCAAGTTCCACATCATTCGGTGTATTGTCATATTCTCTGTGATCTGTATGTGTCAGTTCTTCAAGAGTAAAGTGTGTTGAAAGATTCATTTTTTCACCCTATCTGCAATTTTTTCCATGGTGCGGCCACCGAAATAAAACGACATTACGAGCATGCCCCATTGACCTAGTAATTCTACGTATGCGCCGCGCGTTTCGTATTCAAAGATGGACGCGATGGCAAAGCCAGAATAAGCAATCAAAAGGAATATAAGCGTCATAGGGCGTATATTTTTGGACAGCCAAGAGTCACTAGCCATGTCTGCTTGAACACGCTGTGTGAGGTTGTTCTGCTCAGTCTCGTAGAGCTTGGTTTCGTTAGCCATCTTTGCCAACTCACCCTCTTGCTCCATTTTGGATAACTCTGCCTTTGCCGCAGCAGCCGCCGCAGGGTCTGGCAACACTCTGTCCAGAATCTTCCCGCCTATGGCTACCAGTGGGTTTAAGTCGCTCAAGTTCATGTTATTCCTCAGACTTGTCAAATGACTGTGATAGCTTGATACCCGCTAAGAGGCCAATAAAACCACCAGTGATGGTCTGCAAGACTGGCGTAATCTCTTTAAAGATTTCAGCGTTGTCCACATCAGCAGAGTACAAACCCATGAGCAGGGCAAAGATGATGCCCAGCATGACTAGGCACAGAGTCGCAGTGACCATCAAAGTAACTGAAAATGTAAGTTTTTCTCTTAAATCACTCATGTTTACTCCTACACCAATTGGTCAATGTCGCGTTTGAAATTATTGATCTGGATGTTCAGCGTGATCTGACGCATACGATACTCGTAAATCTCATATTCATACTGGTGAAACTTCTTCACCGTGTGGTCAATCTGCACTTGCAAAGCGTATTCTGCGTTTCGCTTTTCCACCTTTTTGATAAACGCTTCTTGTTGCACCATAGCTTGCGGTTGAACTACGGGATACCATTTGTCAAAGCTGACTTTCACTTGCGCTCCCTTTCAACTGCTTTGGCGTAATAATACAGAACTTTGCTCCTTAATTCTGAACTATCCGCAACGCCTGCCCACAGCGCCAAGTTATTCCAAATACCTACCAGTTGTTCCGAACTACAAGCGTTGCCGTTGGTGGTCAGCCATTCAGACAAACGCTGGTGGCGCTCACTCGGGTTTCCGAGCCAGCTTAGCCCATAGAAGTCGGAGATGATGCAGGCTTCTTTGGCCGTAGCCCTTGACAGTAGCAACAGCAGTAGAAAAAGCAGCACGCGCATTCATTTGTCAACCTTACCGTCAAGTTTGTCAAAGATTTTGCCGAGCATGTCTTTGATGTCTCGCATGTCAGAACGGTAGTCATCGCGGGTGACGTAATTCAGTGGCATGTTACGCACATCGCCATCAAGCCGGTCAATGGCCAAGTAGATGCGGTTTAATGTCCAGCCGCCGAAAAAGCCAGCAATGGCCACGGCGATGTTAAATAAAACTTGATAGTCCATTATTCGGCCATGCCTGTTAAATCAATTTTTGGAATCAACGCATTTTTATTGGTTTGTGTTGGCGCCAATTGATTTGGTTGATTTAAAGATTCTGCAAGTTGTTTTTTGTATTGTCTTTCACGCGCAAACTCAGCAGCCGTTTTAGTGCCAGGAATCTTAAACGGCAATTTTTGCAAGGCTTCAAGACCACGCAAGACAGCACCAGCGGTGTTGGGATAGTTAACCGCGCCTGGCTCTTTGACCATCACATCACCAATTGTTTTCTTTAAATCAAGAAGTGTGTCTCGACCAGTCTTGCCAAACATATAAGCAAGTTTGTCTTCTCGATCAAGCTGAGTAACAAAGTTGTTAAAGTTATTCAATCGGATGTTGTCTGTTTCATCGCCTTGTTTGAGCAACAAGTCTTTCATTTTTTGCAAGGTATAACCTTGCAATTCTTTGTAGGCTTGTTGACCTTCTGGTGTCTTTTTAAGCAACGATGTGACGGTTCTCATTTCTTCCAATGAACCATCAGTCACAATGTGGTTGTACACATCATCAAGCGCCACTTTGCGATCTGTCTTGCCGGCCTTGGTGCTTAACAGCTGGTCAACTCGATTGACGTCTTCAAATTGTTTGGCTAATTGCTTGCGCTCTGTACTGGCTGCGCGGTACAGATCACCGCCAGCTCCTTCGGTCATGTCATTGATGACACCTTTGACTTGACCCATAAACCTTGCCGCAGACGGATTGCCTTCTGCCAAATTACCAGCAGACTTGTAAATGTTTTCCAAGTCATCAATGGTTACTTGATTGCCAGTTATCTTTTTAAGCGCATCTAATTTGGCGCCAATGGTTTGAATTTGCGGCACAGAAATGGCTTCTGGCGCGTTGTCTGCCAACCATTTTTCTAATTGAGCCGTGTCAACTATTTGTTTTGTTTCACCAGAATCTCTAGCGGCCTGATAAGCCTCATCGACTTTTTTAACCTTGTCTTGATACTGTTTTACCAAGGCTTTATCAACAACAGTGCCAACTGCCCGAGGCGTACTGCGGTCAATTGTTCCGCCAACTTCTTCAGTCATGCGTTCAAACTGGTTGAGAATGTCTTGCTTTTGACCAGTTTTAAATGCGCCGTATTGTCTGCCTAATTCGGCTTTGGCTTCTTCAGAAACGCCAGGCAAAGCACCACGCTGAACATCTGACTCAAACTGTTGTTTTGCCAAATTCTTTTCACGTTCACCAGCTGTTGCACGAATGCCAAATTGCTCCAGTCGTTGTTGACGCATTAAATCTTCAGCAGTGTTAGCCGCGCCCATACCGGCCATAGCTGGTTGTTGTTCGCGTGTCATTACATTGGCCAAAGCATTACGAACTGGTGCAGTTGCTTGAACAATAGCAGGACGAGCCATTGCATTGGCTTGCATCATGGCAGCAGGCGCCAAAGCATTAAGAGTTGTGCCAACAGAGCCAAGGGTTGGGGGCAAAGCACTTGTAACTGGTTGCAAGAACTCACCAACAGCGCCCAAGGCTTCTCTAGCCATTTGTGTGCGTGGTTGATATTGCACAGCCTTCATGGCTTCTTCGCCAGCACGAATGCCTTCTTGCGTGCCATATTTGCCACTGGCCAAAGTTCCAACAACACCAACAAGTGGTGCAATTGCAGCGCCTCCCAATGTAGCGCCAAGCGCCAATGGCGTTTCAATTGCGCCCATAATGCGCTCACGCATAGACATTTCTGGTGCAGCAGGCGGCACTAAACCAAATTTAACGCGAATGGCTTGTTGAGTTTCTGAATTGGCGCCAGTAAAGTTTTTGTCTTGTGCAGAAAATTTATCAAAAATGGCCGCTTTAGTCTCAGCATTAGCATTGACATAATTCGGATCATTCAAGATCGAGGATAAATCGGCCATGTTTGTCCTTTTATCTCAACAAAGGGTTTGATGTATCTACACCACCACCAACGCTTGGCTGATATTGCTGAATGTTTTTAGCGCCTGGGCCGGCTTGAATTTCCATAGCTTTAATTGCCAATTTTCTGGCATCAGCTTTTTGTTTGATGGTTTTTGCGTCATCACCAACTTGAGGAAAATATTTTTTATCTTCTCTTTGGAATTCAGAATCTGAAATAGAAGCGCCAGACTCTTTGCGAAGCACGGCAGTAACAAAGTTTGCCTTTGCTTGGTTAACTTGTTGTTGTGACTCACTAGTTCCACCAAGAACGCTAGGCAATATTTTGCCCAATCCTTCGCCCACAAATGGAACGGCTTCAATGTTGGCGCCTCTAAGAGTTCCTTTTTTGGCCATTTGCTCCAAAATAGCATCAGCTTCTTTCATTCTCATGCCATAAGCCGCAGCATTTCCTTGGCTTTCGGTCAATGCAGTGCCTTTGCCGATAAATGGAGTACCAGCCGCAGGCGCAGTTTGCGCAGCGGTCTGTTGATCTAACACGCTAGTCATGCCAGGAATAGCTTGCACTGGCGCTGCAACTCTTGGCCCAGGCATACCGTTTTGAGCTGCGGCAGCCATAGGAGGTGTGCCGCCCATGTTGACAGGGAACGCTTGAAGGGTGCGTTTGTTGACACCATAATAAGCGCCATTGTCGCCTTCTTTAAGTTCAAAGCCAGGGTTAGATTGTTCCCAATTAAATTTCTCACGCGCTAATTTATCTGCAATTGTTGCAGTTTTAGCGATGTTCATACCAGCGACTGGCAGTCCGTAGCCTGGCAATGCAGGGTTGTCTTGAATGCTGACAACATTTCCACCAATATCTTGGCGAGAAACTTTAGGCAACATAAAACCAAGTTTGTCTTTGGCATCCAAAATGCCCATAACTTTCTGAACTCTGTATTGTTGATACTGTTCAGGCGTCATGTTTTGAAGTTGCTGAATGTCTGTTGATGCAGTTTTTAAATCAAAATGACCGTTTTTAACACCTTCAGTTATTTTGTCGATAGCCGCTTGCGGTGTTAATGCAGAACCAACTGCATTCCAAGCAAAATTAAGCTGATCATTTTTTAGTTTTAATTCTTTCTCAGCTGTTTCAACGCCGGTCTTTTTAATCAAGCCTCGTTCTTTTTCAGCAGCCAACAATTTTGTTTGTACATCAGGAATTAAATGTGCAGCATCAGAAGCAGCTAAATTTTTTATTAATGTTTGACTATCAATAGCATTAGTTTCAGGATTAATTGACTTTCTATATGCTTCAGACAAAGCATTTTGTGCCAAATCTTGGCGTTGTGCAGAACTTAATTGATACTGCGCCAAAGCGTTTTGATTTTGTGCGTTTTGAATGGCCGCAAGTTGGCCATATTGTGCCAACTGATTTGGAACTTCAAGTGGTCTAATGTTAAGAGCAATGTTTGGATCGAGCGCCATTTTTGTTCCTTACAGTTTGCCGCTAAGACTATAGTCTGCGCCAGTAAAACTAGTTTGTGGTGCTGTATAACCACCATAACCGCTACCACCACCACGCAATGCATTAAGCAAAGCATTGTTGTTTGTGTAATTTAAATAAGTACCCAAACCGCTATTAATTGCGTTGGTCATACCAACTTGGCCAGCAGCGTTAGCCGCGCCAGCGCCAGTAATTAAATTGCCTACGTTTGAACCGTATGAACCTAATGCGTTACCAACACTAGTTGCATAGTTTTGGCCGGCTTGACCGATTTGATTGGTTGCAGTTTGGCCAACACCAGCCAATGATTGAAGTGGTGCAAGTTGCGCATTACGTTCAATCTGATAACGGTTAAATGCGTTTTGGTATTCTTGTGAACCCATGTCTTGGCCATAACGAGTGGCGGCCTTCAAAGCGCTGCCAGAGATCAAACCACCACGGGCTGCAGCACTGCGGTCTAAAGTTTTTTGACCTTCAGCCAAACGGAATCCATAGCCTGGGTCTGCGCTAAATTGTTCAGGGCCAAACATTTTGTAATCGGCCAAACCTTGCAATTTATTAAGCGCATTAACACCAGCTTCGCGGTAAGGCGCTTGCTGTTGCTGTTGCGCTTGAAACATCTCACGCTGTAATGCGGTTTGTTCATCAGCAACTTGCTTTTGCACATCTGCGGCTTGAGTAGCTGCTTGAGATTGCGTTTTGGCAGCTTTATTAGCGCCAAAAGCGCCTAATACGGCGCTGCCTAAAATTGCTGTTTCAATACCCATTTCAATTCTCCTTGACTAGCATACCGCCGTCAGTTTCTTTAAACCCAAGCCGTTTCAATATATCGTACATGTAATCATGTCCTTGCGTAACTTTTGTAGTTACTTTTGATCCGCTAAAAAGTTGTCGTAGCAAACCTTTTGTAACCCAAATGCGACGCCATTCAGGAAGAATGGAAACATGTAACTCATCATCTTTGCAATACACCGCGCCAATAACTTTATCGTCACGTTTGATGGCCTTGATTATCCAATCTTTTACCGATGTGCGATAGTCCTCAAACGATATTGGCGCGCTCCAATCAGTAGCTTCGTAACCAACGCGAAGCGCTGTCTCACGATCGTCTACCAATTGAGTTGTCATCAGGTCACCTCACGTCCAGAAACGCGAATGTTGATTGCGCTGGCTGTGCCTGCGATTGTACTGATAAAGTCACCGGCGCCAAGAACTTGGCCTACCAATTCAGGGAACGTATAGACCTCAGACGCTTGCAAGGTCTTGGTTTTGGTAATCAAGTTGGTGTTGCCGGCCGAGCCAGTCACGGTGACCAAGTTCACGCTGATCGTGGCGGCAGAGCCGCTGATGTTGGTCGCGGTGAACTTGTCGATGATGGCCGTAACGCCAGTCGCTGTGTACTGGGTTGTTTGGGCGTTCTCGGCATATTTTGCCGGTACGAGGACTTTGACGGTGACTGTCATGGTTTACTCCAATAAGAGGCAGTTATTAGCGGCTTGTTGCATGATGACCCAATTTGTGCCGTCAGACACCATTGTCGCCCAATTTCCTACAACTGCCAAGAGGATTGCTGTGCCAGCACTGGTGCTGTCAATTGGCACAACATTGCTAGATGCAGACACCAAAGTCTGAGCCTGCATGTTTTTAAAAGTCAAAGTGCGGCCAGTCCATGACGCCGCCGCAGGCAAAGTCACGGTGCAAGTCGAGCCTGACTTGTTGTTGATGTACCAAATCTCACCGTTGGCAACAGTAAAATCAGCAGTTTTGGTGACTGGTGCGGCAACGCCCATGTAGTCTGTATTGGCTGTGGCGGCAGAAATTGCCGTGCTATTGCCTTTAAGCAACCCCGTAATCGTGGTGGTCAGTGTAATTGCTGGTGTGGTGGTGGCCGTGGCCACAGTGCCTGCAAAGCCATTGGCCGACACAACAGAAGTGCTAGTGACTGTGCCAGAACCTTTGTTGTTAAACGTATTCCAATCAGTACTGGACAAATAACCATTAGTAGAAGTACTAGCCTGAGAAATGCTAATTGCGGGTGTTGTGCCGCCCGAGGACGCGATAGGCGCGGTGCCAGTCACTGACGTAACAGTACCGCCTGAGCCAGTCGCTGACAGTGTGCCGCCTGCAAAGCTGACGCCAGAGCCAATCGTGACATTGCTAAAACCGCCAGAGCCGTTGCCGTACAGAATAGACGTGCCGCTAGTTGCTGGCGCTTTGCTATTAAATGTGTTCCAGTCAGTTGACGTCAGGTAACCGCTTACTGATGTGGTGGCCGCAGGCATACTAATGTCGGGCGCAGTGCCGCCAGATGACACCACTGGCGCTGTGGCCGTCACAGCAGTTACTGTGCCTTGTGATGGTGGAGGCAACAAATTAAGCGCTTCAATTTGCTTTTGTAACTCAGCAACTTGAGACAACAATCCAGAACAACAATCAACAAGTCCTGCTGCTTCAATCTGTTTAATTAACTCAGCGCTTAGATCAACTGGCGGCGGCTGGGTTTCAACTTCTTGCGCCAAGGCTTGCAACGCCGCATCGTAAGACGCGATTAAGGATTCTGGGCTTGGGGCAAGCGCTTGATCGTCATAGACAACCGTGGCCGCATTCATCAACGACACAAAAAACAAATACCAAGCGCGGTCAATCAAGCCCGTGCGCGGGTCAATCAGCGGCACTCGGGGTGGCGTGACTGGCGTTGGCGTAGCGTTAGGGCTAGGCATTTGTTGGACTCAGAATAAGTTCTGCGCCCATGATGGCAATTTTCACAGGGTCAGTGCCAGATATTTCATAAACACGGTCACGCAACTTGGTGGTCATGCCCAGACGCCGCCAGATTACACGTTTGTAATACTGGCCGATTTTGCCCATAGACGCCCAATGCTCGTTTGACCATGTGTGGCCACCGTCATCTGAAAAGCGCAACATAACTTGAGGATCGTCGCCTTGGCCTAAGTTGATACCAACGCCAGACTCGCAATCGAGCTGCATCATGTGCTGAGCTGTGCGGTGCAAATTGTTTTGGCCAGTTGGCAAAGCACGCCATGAGCGCAACCATTTTTGGATGCTGCCGTTGTCGCTAAAGTCGTCCAGATCAAAAGCGTAGACGTTGCCATTCTCAAAGTCGCCAATCAGAATTTTGTTGTTAAACGCCATCTGGCAGTTGCCACGATGACGAGTAAACGCGCCATCGACAAAGCCTGCACGCTCATGCCATGCCTGCGTTGCGGCGTCGTATACCCAAGTCGTATTGGCAGTAGGAAAAACCAGTACATAAAAGCTGTGGCCGTCTTGTTGATAGGTGTAGCCAATCGCGTCCGACATGTCAGTGTACTGCTGGATCTGCCACTCAACAGCGTGGGTGGAAATGCGAATGCCCGTATAGCCATTAGCGCGGTAGACAATACCTTGACCACGGCGGTCGCGGCCAAGCCAGAACAGGCCGTTGTCCATCTTGGCAACAGAGTAAGGCGCGGCCAAACCAAGCTCGTTAAACGCGCCTTGAATACGTTGCAAAGGGAAGTCTGTTGCGCCAGAGTCGTACCAAACTTCAATCGAGTTTGTGCCAAACGCCCATACTTCGCGGAAGTTGGACGCTACGGCGATCAAACCGTCAGGCGAGCCTTCAGTGCTGGCAAACTCAAGTGGATCAATAGATGTGCCATCAAGCAACGCGGTAATCCACATTTTTTGGCTGTTTGGCTCATTGAACACAAAATAACCGTCCAGATAGCAGACAGTCACCGCGCCTGGGAAGTCAGGGTCAGTGATCTGGCCGAAACCGCCAGTCGTGTTGTTGTAGATGTAACTGGGGCCATTGCAAGCGATAAACAATTGCGTGCCGTTGTCAGACATGCTCACTGGGCCAGTGCCGCTTACAGAGCCGATTAACGTGGCTGCGTAGGCATTGTTGATCTTGTACAGCTGCGTGCCAGAAACAACAAAGCCAACGCCGTCATCGGACGAGAACGCCCACAGGCCACGAATCGGGCCAAGGCCAACAGTGTTGAGCAATTTAAGGCCAGGTGCGCGGTTTAAAAACGCAGGCTCTTTACCGGCCTCGGGAACAATCTCTGGAAACAGATTGACCATCCGAGCGTCTGCTGCATTGACGCTTCGGGTGACATAAGTAGAGCCAAGAATCGGCGTCTTCATTAGTAGTTACCGGCATAGATGTTGAAACGCTGGCGGTTGGCCACCAATGCGTAAGGCAGTGCCATCACATCATCAGGGTTGTTGATGCGCTTCAAGTCGCGCTTAGAAGTCATTGCGATGCGCTGCACTTGTGGGCTTGGTTCAACGCCAAACTCAGGGGCGAACTCCATGGCCAAGTTGTATGTAAACGCACGCAGATAGCCTGGTGGGTAATACATGACTGTGGACAAGTCAGCAGGGCGATCAAGTTCTTCCACCGAAATCATATGCCATTCCAAAACCTGAGTAGGTTTGGGGTAAACAGTCAGCGTAATGTCAGGAAAGCCCATGTTAACCCAGCAAACTTGCGGGTATGTGGATGTGACATTTTTAACGGCGATGCCGTCGTATTGTTGTTGGTTGATAAACTTAATGCCATACGACACGCCATTAGGCGCTTTGTAATACGTTGCATCGTCCATCAGAATTGGGCGGTTACCTACAAAGTCACCAGTTGGGCCAAGTGTGCGGCTAATTTCGCCAGCAGGCCATGAGTAAACTTGATCTTGGGTAACAAATGTAGAAAGACGCTCAGTATTCCACGAATCAATCATTTGATTGAGCGCCATCAAGGCGTCTTGAGACGTAGCCGCAGAAGGCGTCTCACCTTCAGCAAGCACACCGAGAAGCCTAAGAGCGCGTTCAATTTGTTGGCCAGCGGTGTACGTTGTCATGTTTAAACCTCAGCAGTGGTTTTTCTACGGCGTTTAACTTCCAGCACGTTTACGGGAGCCGCTTCAGGTTCAGAAGGCGTGTCTGGATTATATCGAACCCAGCCATTTTTTTCATCCATTTCGGCTT